CAGTAGGCTCTTGATAGATGAAAAAGTTTGAGTATCGATCACCGAACAACTCAGTAATAGAGTTGAGATCATTGGTGTTCTTATAGAACGTGTCGTGGTTTCCTAGAATACAATGAACCGTAATACCATTACGAAGCAGTGGCTCCATGAACTCATTACGAACGGCACTTAAAGTATTGAAGTTGACAAACTTACGGCGATCCATTAAATCCCCGGCATGTATAACGGTTTTTATGTTATTCTCTAAGAGGTATGGAAAAAATACCTCGTCAAAGAACTTCATAAAATAATCAAAAAATAGTTGGGAGTCTGATCTCGCTCCAAAATGGGTATCATTAATCAGGGCTATTTTCATCAGTATCTTTCTTGTCCATAAACTGATCTAGTTTACCAGACTTCTTCCTAGTCTTCTTTTTCTTGGGCGTAAACTTAGCCAATTCTTTTTCATTTATCTGAAACGCATCCTTCATGGCATCCTTAACATCCATTTCGTTTTTTTTGTCATCTTTCTTTTCGAAGTAGTTTGCTCTATACCACCTCTGTATTATGACATCATCCTGACTTTCAAGCAACTTAAATTTTATATATGACTGTTTTTTTTCTTTCTCTATTCTTCTAAGAAAAGCATAGTAAGTTATCTGGGTAAAATAAGAGAAAGGATTCTTGGATTTCTCCGCGTCAAAATTGTGAGCGTACATAACACAATTCTCAATTGCATCACCTATCATTTCTTCTTTATAGGAATAGTTTGCGAAATTTGTTTTAAAAGAAAGATGCTCTGCTATCTTCATAAAACACTCACCAATATAAGAAGTTATTGGTGGTCTTGGTTCGCCCAAGTCTTTAGCCTCGACAACAAGAACTTTCCATTCACACATTGCTTTGAAGAATTCTTTATTGTCAATATAATGGGGTTTATTTTCGTTGTCTTTTTTCTTTGTCATATCAACATTATACGTTCATCTTTCGAACACACAAGCCTTAAGTAAAAATAATAAAATAAACTTGACAACTCAAAAACTGGCGATATCATTGGGAGTGCCAACGATCATTAAGGCTAATAGTACATACTTATAAAATACTAGTAATGACTACTTAGAATTAATTATAATCTTCACCATCAAGTTCAAAATCCCAATCACTGAACCGGTTACCGTAATTGGGATGATCCTTATCGTCCCCGGTATAATCAGGTGAATCTTTTTTAATTTCTCCCTTAAGACCTTCTTCGTATTTATCAAGCATCGAAGTTAAATCTTCATCATCAAGATAACCATCGCTAAGAAGATCCTTTATGATGTCCGGTGGAATCATTAAAGTCATCATAATAAATTCAATTCCATCGGTGTCATCATCCTTTAAGTTTTTCATCTCGTCGAAAAGACTCTCGGGTGTTGAATCCACCTCACCGCTTGGAAATGGTGGGGGCGGGAAGTTAAATTTATTTTTCATTAGTTCGTCTAGATTTGTGATGCGTTTTTCTACTGGGTTGTTAAAAACCCTATCAATCTCTAATTCGTACAAATCAACCGCAGATTTTGTGGGCTTAGTAATTAATAATACCATACTCTTGGGTATTTTTATTTTTCTATCCGATGAATGCTCTGACCACTTCTTCAATATAGTCATTTGATTCACATTCATACCATTAAAGACAGGCTGGATATGAAACGCCATAGGATCTGTTATTATATACTTATCACCGACTTGACCAATTATTCTTGTTATTATTTCCTCACCAGTCGTCATCTTTAGTAATCTGTAAACTGTCTTATTCTTGTTACGGGTTTTCTTATTCATTATTTTTCCCCAATTGATATTACGTTATATCTGAACTTCTCATTATTATATATCTTAACTCGTTCGTCCAAATGCCTCATAGTATGATTTCGCCATTTTTTGTAGCAAAGATTATCTGCTATATCATATACCATTACCTTGTCCTTTTGGTTCGATTTTCTTAGTCCTCTTCCTATAGATTGTAGGACTCGTATGACTGATTTGGAGGGAGAGGTAAAAATGATGTTGTGTATATTCTTTATATTGATTCCCGTTGAGCATGTTCCATAAGATGCAACGAGAATAGAGTTCTTATTATTGTCTACAATGTGCCTTATTTCTTCTCTCTGATCTATATCAGTTCCACCATGAATGAGATACACATCGTCCTTTTTACTCTTTAATTGGTCGTATAATGGTATGCCGTGCTTCTCTACAAAGTTAAAGAGGAGAAGAGTATTTCCTTTCAGAGACGCTCCCAGGTCGCATATGAACGCGTTTCTCTTCGTATTTTTGATTAACCATGCTATCTCATCCTGATACGAGGCTCTCTTTATAGTCTCTATTTCTTGCTGGTTATAACCCATTACAAGACAGTCTATTTCGAGTTGAGACAACAGATCCTTTTCCATGAGTTCCTTTGTGGTTGTGGTTTTAAACACTCTACCAAACAGACCTTCAACCACTAGTTTATGTGTCTTGGAACCATCGAGAGTACCTGTAGTACCAAAACGATATTTTGCATTGGTTAGTTTTTCCATCAAGCCCGTGAGAGATTTTGCTTTGAATAAGTGACACTCATCTCCAAAAGCAACCTCGAAATCCCAAAAGTATCTGGGGTCTATTTTATAAAGACTTTGCCAAGTGCTAATCACCACTTGCTTTTTTGTTTCTTTGCTTTGACCGGAGAATATCTTGTGTACGTTTTCTTCCACATCCCACCCATTCAAAGAGGAGTAATCTTTGAAGTCACTGAAGAGTTGGGACACAAGGCTTGTGGTTGGAACCACGATAAGTAGTTTCTTATCTTTTGGAATAATAGAAAGATAGTATCTTAATAAAATATAAATTATCAATGACTTGCCCGACCCGGTCGGGCTGAGAAGAAGTGCCCTGCCGTTTTTTATTGAATGTAAAACTGCATCTTTTTGATGGGAATATGGCTCTATTTTATTATTATTTACGGAAATATTTAGAGATTCTATAAACTCTTCGATGCCACCTGGGTACCCGGGTGGTGAGCCGGGAGATGATACTTCTGAAACATCAAATGTATAATTTCTATCTTTACAGAATGAAATTACATAATCCAACAAACCCTTATATATCACCCTGGTATGAGTGTTATATAACCTGATTTTTCCGTCCCATTTTCTTTTCTTATATGCTGGGGTGAATTGATAATTGGGGACTGTGAAAGTAAAGAAATCTGATATCTCTTTCGCTATAGATCTTTCGCAATCCACTTTAATATAAACATCATTTAAATCGGAGATCTCTACATCCATTATTGAATTCCGTGTGTAAACTTCATCCAGTCTATCGCTGCTCGAATGTTCCATTGTCTACCATTAATTGACTTTACCACAGAGTCTAGGTAATTAATCTTTTCTTCTTGCATACGAACAATAGTGCGCGACCGAAGTATTTCTGTATCAGATTCTATAAACTTATCGACATCGGATTTGAGTATGTTTAAATTAAACGGTTCCCAATCATTTTGCGTCAATTCCTCTTCGGACATCTTACCTGTATAATATAGCCATTTCTTCCTAACCAATACTCTCAATTCCTGTTGGTACTTCTCCAACATAATCTTTTCGTCGGTAAGAAAGACTAGGTATTTGTTATGTAACTGGGGTATCCTAAGAGATTCTTTATCTAATTCTGTTTCGTCAAACTCAATATCTTGCACAACCATAATCTTAATTTCACTTAGATTCACGTAAGATCCTTTACAATATAACCACTGTATGAAAGAGAAACATCTACCACCACAACTTCAGTCATCGTTTGAGATGATGTGAATGGTATATCTCCCAACCGTGTTGGGAACACATTAGCAAATTCTATATCAATTACTTCCTTATATCCACTATTTAATACCAATAAATTTGCAGAACTAAAATATTGCTGGGGATTGGTGCCGTCTATATCATCTCTCAGATATACAGTTTCCTTTATCCAATCATACATTTCCTTCCAGTTTCTTAGTTTTTCATCCACGATCATTCTAACGGTTAGTTCACCATGTTCTGCTAGATTGCTAGGGATATTTATTGGAGTTGCGTACTTAGCCGGAAATTGTTGCGAGGATACGTTTATACCAGGAAGTGATACGGATTGAGTAAAGTATGATAGCGTAGGACATCTATCTATATTGAACTTAAAAGCATTTGATTTTAAATAGTTATCATTGATTGGTTGTGATGCAGTAGGATCTAATTGATCCGATGTCACACCACCAATAACAGGAAAATCTACAGACATAGGTATGTGCCTCCAATAGTATGTAGGCATAGAAAAAGCACGGGAGTATTAAACTCCCGTGCCTTCTCATTTAGGATCTATTAGAACCGGAATCAGTTACCGTGAATGTTATCCACAAGGAAGATTCTGTAGTACTGATTTGCTCTCTTCGCGTCCGAACCACTTGGATCAGAACGATCTGTTCCTACACCAGTGGACGAAACGAATGGGTTGTTGACCATGCCGTAGCGAGTCTTGAAACCAATTCGTGGCTGGAAGGAATCCTCACCAACCGCACGCACCATCTGGAGTGGAACGTATGGACAGTAGAACATACCAGCATCGTATGGGTTGCTACCTCTGTAACCTACAGTTACGAAGTTTACGCCTTCGTCGGCATAAGGATCGACATACACCTTGATCTTACCGTTAAGCAGACCAGCAAAGGTGTTACCAGTGTCATCAACTGCGAGACTGTTGTTGAGAGCAGGTGAGATGTTTAAGAATCCACCCATTGCGAGGGCTGAAGCAACATCTGCTGAACAGATGATGAAGTTACCCTTGCCTCTACGAGTCTGCTTCGCAATGACGTTTGCTTCGCGTTCGATTTGATACATCAAACCACGGAAGCGTTCTGCTGACCAACGACCATCGGAGTCTGCGTTAAGGTCATATCGACCACCGGACATGTCACCTGGAGTATCGGCTTCCCACTCAGTCTGGTTGATCTGAAGATCACGCTGACGGCAACCAAGTTTAGCACCGAAGTAGATTGCACGCATAACTTCACGGTTGATTTCGGTTAAGATTTCAGCAGTGAGAATGTTAGCAAGTTCAGTCTCTGCATCAAGACCGTGGACTGCACGGAGATCTTGAGCAAGTTCTGTACTGTATGCAGCCTTGAGTGCGCGAGTCTTAGCAGTCACAGACGTTCGCTCGATGGTGAATGCCATCTCACGGAAAGTGTGTGTAGAATCAGAACCGATCTGCTCGGCTTCGTTTCTTGCCAAACCACCGAAACTGCTGCTATAGAGTGCGGTCAATGTTGCATTAACCTCATCGTTAAGCGAAGTGTTCGCGGTAACGCCGAGAGTTGTACCTGGGAATGGGTTGGCTGAAAGGCCAACATCCTCGGTAAACGCACCAGTACCACCCGAGAAGCGTGGATCTGCTTCGTCGAAGAGTGCTTCGTCGCCACTGTTGTCGTTGTACCTAGAACGCATTGCAAAGATAAGACCGGTAGGTGCGCTCATTGGTTGAACGCCAGCAATATCGTATGCAACTAAGTTAGGCATAGCACGACGAACAAGGCTCATGAGGACTGGATCATAACCAGCCATTGTGCTTGTATCGTTATAAGTAAGACCGTTAGCACCACCAGAGTTATTGGTGGGAACTGCCTCGTTAAGTGACATTGCCTTCTCTTGGTTCTCAAGAAGAACGGCGGTCACCTTTTTGCGATATGAATCACCAATAGCGGGAAGTGCGTTGTGTTCAAGAACAGGGTTCCACTTCTCCTCTAAAAGATCATATCTGGGTTGATTTTCAAAATCCATTGACATTTGGGTTATCTCCTAATTGAGTTTCTAAATTTTACTACTTAATAGTTCGACTGAGTGCGTCAACGTAATTTGTCATAACGCCTTCAGTCAAAGGTTCTTTTTGTTCTGAAAGATTCTCGGTGTCTTCGTAGTCCAGCGCGGCTGTTTCTACATCATCACCGAAATAACTTTCCTTAAGGACAGAAATCTTATCTTGATATTGCTCTTCGTTCTCAAATTCAATACCCTCTGCTAATGTATGAAGTCTCTCAGCGTCGGTATCTACTAGATCACGGGAAGCGTACTCAAGAATTTCGTTGCATTGATACTCAAGAATAGATTTCTTTAGTTCAATGTTAGTATTGATTTGCTCGTTGAGAGCAGTCTCAATCTCTTCGTTTTTATCATTGATCTCAGCGAAAAGGTCAGCCTTTTCTTCTGGTAGATCAACGTGGTTTTCTTGGAAGAGTGACTTAAGACCCTGAATAAAGTTCTCGGTAATCTCGGTTCTAAGACCGTTCTCAAGAACTAACTGGTTCTCTTTAACCCACTCTTCAACAACGTAACCAAGGTAATCATCAATCTTCTCGGTTAATTGGCTAGTAACTGTTTCAAGGTGTTCTGCGAGTGTTGATGTATACTCTTCTTGTAATTCTTCTTCTTTGGCTTCTACTCGTTCGTTGATGGCTGCTTCGAAAATGGTAGATACCTTCAACATGAATTTCTCTGTAAGATCCTCACCATCAAAGATGGCTTCGAGGTGTTCAGTGGCAGGTACAGTTACCTTACCCTTATCTCCCTTAGCCTTACCGGCTACAGTAGCCTTGTTTGCATCCGCATTCTTCTTAGTAGACTTACCCTTACCTCCGGCTGGTACTTCGGCTTCTTTGCCACCTTCGAGTTCATCGGTGTCAATCTTTGCGCCCTTGCCCTCACCATCTTGATAAAGATCTTTATCTTCATCGCTCTTGGCATTGACTACACCCATCGCCATGTCTGCCTCTTCAATAGAATCATCAGCATCCTTGAATGTTTTTAGACCGTATGTACTAGGATCAATGTCTGGTTTTTCTCCAGACATGATTTTACGAACTGTTGCAATTGGATCGGGCTTAGCCATCGGTATAACTCCTTGTTAGTTACTGGTATTATATATAAAACTCATAATTTTGAGATAAAATCACGGAATAAGTTGATTGTTTTTTCTTCTAAATTTCTACGAGACGTTCGTTCAATTTCTTTTTGGTACTCGGTAATGTGAACTTCCTTCACTACACCGTTATCCCAAACCCATTCTTTACCTTCCATAATACCATTAACAAAGGCATTCGGAGCAGATGGATCTGCGACAATATCTACTGCGGCTAACATGAAGTCTTCTTGTACTTCATTGATGCCGTTGTCTAGTTGTTTGATTGATCCCATTCCTCTGGAGGATACCCCAAGTTTTGCACCC